GTGGAGGGCAGGAATGAAAGAATCAATGATCGAGATGGCAAAGAAAAAACAAGACATGCGGCAATCGTCTGGCAACGAAACCGATTTCGTGAGCAAAAGTGAGGTAAAAGAATGACCGACCCAATCAATCCCGACCACTACAAGAGCCATCCGTCCGGTGTAGAGTGCATCGAAATCACTGAACACATGAATTTTTGCCGTGGGAACGCTATCAAGTACCTTTGGCGGGCCGGTGAAAAAGGCGATGTGATTGAGGACTTGCGGAAAGCCCGGTGGTACGTTGACCGGGAGATTCAACGGCTGGAGTTTATCGCTAAAGACAAGTTTAGATCAGAAGAGATTTTGATCGGTGAAGGCTTGGAAGGGATGCGAAAAGATGCCTGAAACCTTCTTATCAATCTTCGCCGCTGTGGCCTGTTTTGCCTTGTCAGGCATGATGGCGGTATTGGTGGTGATGTACTTGCAAGCTATGAAACGGGGGAGATGATGTTTGACGATAATTTCAAGAGGTATGTGCCACAGGAAAAGATGCTGGAAGTGGCGAGATGGTTTTACGAGTATGCAAGGATTGCCAACACGGCCATTTTTGTCATTACTTTTGATTGGCCTGAATACAGGGGATATTTGCTAACGGGGTACACGTTAAACATAAGTTTCAGGCCAGTTGAAGGACTGCCGGACAACATGAGCATTCCGCAATCAGGCAGCAACTTGGCAGTTCATTTGTCACAGCCTCAAATTGATGGGATTCATGTACTGAAAGCCCCATCGGACGCATCAAAGATATTTGATATTAACCCTGTCGCTTTCACCGTTCTGTTGGCTAGAGCCGATGAAATGCGAAACCAACGAATTGCAGAACTTGAGGCACAAACTTGAAACTTTCTTTTTTTGTCCCAGGCATCGCGTCACCTTCCGGCAGCAAGAAAGCCTTCATGCATCCCAAAACGGGCCGAATCATTGTGATAGATACCGCCAAGCGTAAAACAAGCTGGCAGTCGATCGTGTCGCTGCATGCTCAACAGGCCATGATTGACTCAGGGGCCAAGCTGACCAATGAAGCCGTGGCGATGACCATCGATTTCTATTTCCCCCGGCCCAAATGCCACTACGGCAGCGGCAGGAATGCGGCCAGGATTAAAGAGACCGCCCCGAAACACCACATCCAGAAACCCGACCTGACAAAGCTGATCAGATGCACCGAAGATGCACTGACCGGGATTGTTTACAAGGACGATTGCCAAGTCACGGAACGGTTCTGTCAGAAACATTGGTGCGACATAAGCCAAGCTCCGGGCGTCGAAATCACGCTGGAAGTTGTGCTATAAGGTGTAGGATTTTAGAAGTCGCCATAATTACACCATTCGCAAGCCACTGCAAGGAATATGCTTCCGTCATCTTATAGGAGGGAGAATGGTGTAAAAAGGCGTCGAATTTTGCTGTATGACATGGAAAGGAATGTCTGGTGTTTGAAAGAAAAGATACAATCGAAATCACTCTCGAAGCTGTGCTATAATAGCACCATGCCGACCAAGAAATTCGTCAACTTCCAGTACCGACACCCCGATAAACTCGTTACGCGGGTCGTGTCGGCTATTTGTAAAGATGACGGCAATTTCAGAATCTCAGAGATTTACGAAGAGGAAATAACACCGCTTCAGCGGTTCCATAAATGGGGTGAAATTAACGAGCCGGAAATCATTGATTTCCCAAACAAATAAAACTTTTTTTATTTGCGATTGCGGTAATTTTTTTTAGCGTTTAGTGTCAATATTTAATGGATTCGTTGTCAGAAGAATTATCTGAAGATCAAATTAACCGACGGGCCGAAGCGCAGGTCAGAGTGTACCTGGGCGGGCAGACGGTTGAACTGGTCGGTATGATGCCACCTGACGGTTGGCGAGAGTCAAGCCAGAAATCACCGTGCGGGGTCTGCGACAGTGGCAAAACTCTTGAGAAGGTCAAGCCCGCCATCTGCCTCAAATGCCTGCGAGCCGACAAGAAGTTCGATGCGGTTCTGCAAGCTGCGGCAAGGTGGGAGCAACGCCAGTTCGCACTGCAAAAGGTCATCAGCGAGGCACGCATCAAGCGTAATGCAGAGATGCAGCGATTGACTGGCAACAAGCGAAGAAACAAGGGTGCCCAGCCGGGCCGTGGTGCGATTGAATCGATGGTCAATCTGCGGGGGCGGGTGGACTGGTGACAATCGAAACCATCGACACATCGGACATCAGCCAAGACCCGGCAAACGTCCGCAAACACTCACGCCGGAACCTTGACGCAATCAAGGCCAGCTTGAGAGCGTTCGGCCAGCAGAAGCCGATTGTGATTGACAGCCGGAATATTATTCTGGCCGGTAATGGCACGTATGAAGCGGCCAAAGAACTAGGTTGGTCAGAGATTCAGATCGTTCGCACGCGATTAACCGGCACGTCTGCCGTAGCCTATGCCATAGCCGACAACCGAACGGCTGAACTTGCCGAATGGGATGATACGGCACTGGCCGAGCAGTTGAGAGCCTTGCAGTCGGAAGAGTTCGACGTTGAAGCGGCAGGCTTCACGGGTGAAGAAATTGATGGGCTGATTGAAAGCCTTGCAGGCGATTTATTGGAATCAAATAAATCAAGCGAACTCAATCAAGGCGGATTGTCCAGCGGGAACGGATCTCTTGCCGAAAGGTTTGGAATCCCGCCGTTTTCTATCCTTAACGCTCGCGAAGGCTGGTGGCAGGATCGGAAGCGTCATTGGGTCTCTCTTGGCATTGAAAGTGAACAGGGAAGAGGAGTAAACGCTTTAGGTTTTTCGGATGGATGCAGCCTTTCGATGGGTGGGAAAACATACGATGAGGCCAAACAATACGCTAAAAGTTATGGAACCGAGGGCAATATTGCCGGAAATCAGACCGGAACAAGTATTTTTGATCCTGTTTTGTGCGAACTATCGTATCGATGGTTTTGTCCCGCCAACGGTCTTATCATAGACCCCTTTGCTGGCGGAAGCGTTCGCGGCGTAGTGGCATCAAAACTCGGACGCCGCTACATTGGTCACGAATTGCGGGCCGAGCAAGTAGAGGCCAACCGCAAACAAGCAGTTGCTATTTGCTCTATGCCTGCTCCTGAATGGATTGAAGGCGATAGCCGAGAAATAGACAAAACCTGTAAAGGAATTGAAGCTGATTTTGTATTCTCCTGCCCGCCGTATGTTGATCTTGAGGTTTACAGCGATGACCCGGCTGATTTATCAACGCTAGATTACGCAGCGTTTCGTGAAGCGTATCGAGAGATTATTGCAAAATCGTGCGGCCTACTTAAAAAAGATCGATTTGCCTGCTTTGTCGTCGGCGACGTTCGCGATAAAAACGGCAACTATTACAATTTTGTCGGAGACACGATTGAGGCGTTCCGTGCTGCTGGGCTAAGTTATTACAACGAAGCAATACTTGTCACAGCTGTTGGCAGCCTTCCCATACGGGTCGGCAAACAATTTGCGGCAAGTCGCAAGCTCGGCAAAACGCATCAAAATGTTCTGGTTTTTGTAAAGGGTGATGGAAAAAAGGCCGCCCAGGCTTGCGGCAAATGCGATTTCGGCGAAGTTGATCAAGCAGAAAAATTTGGTGAGGTTTTGGAATGATCCCAGAGCCTGTTGTCGACAAAATTGCAACTGGCATATACGTTGTTCGCGATGATCTTGTTTTGGGCGGAACAAAGCGTTGTTTTCTTGACCAGCTTATTTGTGGAAAACAAGAGGTTGTATATGCAAGCCCAGCTTATGGCGGTGCTCAAATAGCAATAGCACACGCGGCAAAAGAACTGGGAAGTTTGGCCACGATATTTGTTGCCAAGCGAGCTGTCCCGCATCCTCGAACGCTTGAGGCCAAAGCAGCGGGGGCAAAAATTGTTCAAGTCTCAAATGGGTATTTGTCAAACGTGCAGTCAAAAGCTAAAGCATATTCGGAATCAACCGGATCTACGCTTTTGCCGTTTGGGCTTGAAACGCCGATTGCGTTTGATGCTATTGCCGCACGTGCCAGAATAGTCGCAAATTTAATTGGCGAAATAGACGAAGTTTGGAGCGTCGGGGGAAGCGGCGTTTTGACAAGGGGTTTGCAACGCGGCCTTAATGCAAAGCGGTATTTTGTCGTTCAGGTTGGTCGCGAATTAAAACCGCAAGAAGCAGGCCGAGCCAGAATTATTCCTGCCAAGATTCCTTTTGAAAAAGACGCAAGAAAGCCACCGCCTTTTCCATCGTGCAGCAACTACGATGCAAAAGGATGGGAGCCGTTTGTTTTGCAAGGAAAAGGCAAGCGGCTTTTTTGGAACGTTGCAAAGTAAACGATATATACAAATTAAAAAGAATATCGCTCAGCTAATGCAAATATACCATCTTTAATCAAAGATTCAGGACTTTGGCCAAGTGACTCATAAAATTCTGGCGATTGAATTGCAGCCCATGCTCGCGTGATTGCTTCTTTATGGGTGCCAAGCTGGGGGAATTTTGCGGCAATACGGATGGCCTCGTGGTAATTGCCAGCTTTATACGCCTTTTCGACTTTTGATAGTTTTGTTTCCATGTCTCAACACTAATCAAACACATTCAAAAATCAACTACATGCTCAAAAAAAATTCACCGGAGTTTCACCGGAGATGCCGCCTAATCCACAAAACTTAAAACCGCCATGGCCAGCAGGCGTTTCGGGCAACCCTAAAGGCCGCCCGCCACGGAAAAAGCAGGTTGACGATCTTCTACAAATGATCGACGAAACGCCGGGCATGGAGCGTGCAATTTCCAAGGCTTGGATGAAACAAATCTTGGCTGGCAGCCTGCCACACTTGAAAGAGTATCTCGAAAGGCGTGACGGTAAAGTACCGACGCCAGTTGAGGCTATTGAGGCGACAACAGTTGATTGGTCAGAATTGAATGTCGATCGCGACACCGAACGACCAAAAGCAGCTAATTCCAACCGGCCTGAATCGGTTCCTGAAAGCGGCATCGCCGAATTATGAGTGGCAGCCTGACCACCTGAGAGAGTCTCGCTGGTGGCTTGATTCGATCACTCATAACGAATGCAGCCGGCTAATGATTTTCATGCCACCACGGCATGGGAAAAGCGAACAGGCAACCATCCATTATCCAGCGTATCGGCTGCTGGTCGATCAGACGCAACGAATCATCGTCGGGGCCTATAACCACAGCCTCGCATGTACATTCAGCCGACAAACAAGGCGGCTCGTTAGTCGGTTCGGCTTCCAGTTTGCCAACGATTCAAACAAGCAGAATCAGTGGTCGTCAGTTCACGGCGGCGGGTTGTATGCGGTCGGTGTCGGCTCAGGGGTCACAGGCTACGGTGCCGACCTGGTAGTTATCGATGACCCGGTGAAGAGCCGCCAAGAGGCTGAATCACCAACTTACCGGGCGAGAGTTTTAGACTGGTATCAAAACGACCTTTACACCCGCCTTCACCCCGGCGCGGCTATCGTGCTGATCATGACCCGCTGGCACTCTCTCGACCTTGCAGGACAGCTGCTGGAAGAAGCAAATAACGGCGGTGAACGGTGGGACGTGGTGAGCCTGCCAGCGATTGCCGAAGAAGGTGATACGCTCGGCAGGGAGCCGGGGCAAGCACTCTGGCCAGATCGTTACAACGTCGCAGACTTTGACAGAATTAAAAAGGCCATTGGCTCTTATGCATTCTCAGCCCTCTATCAGCAGCGTCCTAGTCCTAGATCAGGTGGCTTTTTCCGTCACGATTGGCTGCCTATTAGTGACGGGGGCAATAGCTCAGGGCTGGCTTGCCGCGCTTACGATACAGCAGCGACGCCGGGGGCAGGCGACTACACCGCCGGTGTCAGAATGCAGCGAATCGGTGATAAATACCGAATCACCCACGTTGTACGAGGGCAATGGTCACCAGCCCAGCGGCGAACCATCCAGCGACAGACAGCAGAGATAGACGGGCTGCAAACGATTGTTCACTTGGCACAAGATCCCGGTGCCGCGGGGGTCGATCAGGTTGAGCAAGACAAGATCAATCTTGCAGGGTTCGCGACTGTATCCGCCCGGCCAACAGGCTCCAAGGAAGTGCGAGCCATGCCGTTCGCGGCAGCCTGTGAAGCTGGACTCGTGGAACTTGAACGCGGCGACTGGAACAGGGCTTTCATCGACGAGCTTTGCAGCTTCCCCACTGGTCAACATGATGACCAGGTGGATGCGGCAGCCGACGCTTTTAACTC